TTCCCAAACACGACCGGTGTCTGCTTTTCTAAAAGATTCTGTTGGTAGAAAAATAGCAATGTCCCATTCGTTCACTTGTATCTCTAAAAACTGTGAACGAACTTGACTTCTTAAATATTTTTTTAGCATTGGTTTAAAGAATCTATACTTAGATGCAGATTGTAAAATGGAGTATGAGATTTTAACTTTAGTTGTGTCATCATATTTTTTGTTTGTCAATGTAGAATACAGAGCATTCATTAATTTAGCACGTAGAACTGGTGGCAAATAGTGAAAGTTGATTCCTAAGAATCCATCAGTGTCCATTCTCACAGGAAAAATTAACGGAAACGTATCGTAGTATGGCAAATCATTCTTTGTTTTTGGATCATACTTAAATGCGTACATGTAGCCAAACTCCATCGAAGAAACTTTTCTAGCGGCATCTGTTCTTTTCTCGAACATGCTAGGAGTTATGTTTGATGTTAATTTGCCAGCCGCTTCCCTGTACCAATCTCTCGCTGCCGCAGTTCTTGCGGGAATGATGCCTTGTCTAGCGCCTTGAATGAGTATATTATCGAATATCATACTTCTATTTATCTCAAATCTTTGTCGGTTATGATTTTAAATTCCCAATTTCTGTCGAGAGAATACTCTGTTGCCGCTTTCCATTTGGCTTGATTTACACCCCATGTCATTACTTCATTGATGAATCGTCTAGTTGGTTTGCCGTTGGGTGTGTTTTTTCTTTCTGGTGCCCGTGTCTGTATGTCGGGCTTTACTTCAATCAACACGGCTTTGATAACACCATGTTTATCTCTATAACGCATCCAGAAATCTACGAAATATCGATGCATACGATTATCGATTGGAGACAAATAGGGGACAACAACTTCTTCAGAAGACCACTCAAGTATTGATGGCGTTTCATCACAGTAGACCATAAATCTGCGTTCTAGCAGACTACGATACACAATTTTTGTTGGGTCGCCTTTGTACTTTTGGTAGTTTTTCGGCTTAAATTTGCCTTTGTATGACATAAATAGAATAATGATTAGTTTAAGGGAAAAGCAATGACAATACAAATAGGTCCGTTTGAGACGAATAGGGCTTCGGCGCAGTATCCTGTCGGTAGCGGCACAACATTAATTTTCGGTGCGGATTATGGTCATTCTGGATTTGTTACACCCATGGCAAGATTTCAATTCTTTGATCCATTAGGAACAACAGCAAGAGGTCCAATCGTATTTATACGCATGGGCGGAACGTTTCAAAGTGCGTTGGCTAACGGATATCAAGAAACAACATCAATCTTCGGTCAGCCAGATTCAACAGGATCAGTTACTGGAATTACTGCTAACGCAGTTAAAGGCGGTCTTGATGCAGTGTATAAACAATTACAAAGTGCCGCGGCGGGTGGCGTTGGATTTCTTTCGTCTGCTGGCTTGTCAGGAAAAGCACAGTATGAATTCATGACACGAAAAGTTTTGAATACATTCCAACAATTAATTTATCAGGGTCCTACTTTCAGAAGATTCACACTGCCATTTTCGATGAAGCCCACAAGTATGGAAGAGGCAGAAAAGATGATGCAAATTATCAAATCGTTTAGAATTGCATCATCACCAAAAGGCGCAGGCGATAATTTAACAATTGCAGTTAAAAACCCAGGAGATACTGTAAACAACAAAGCGCCATTATCGGCAGAAGATGCTAATGCTGTCACAGACAATCCTGACATATTATTTACTCAGACTGAAATCGATAATCTATTTGGTGGCGGCAATAGCGGTGCAGTAGCACTAGACGAAGGCGGAAGAACCGCAGTAAGTAACTTCAGCTTTGGTTATCCAGACATGTGTAGATTTGAAATTGTTTTACAGAAATCTCCTGGTAGTTCTGACACATTTCTAACACAAGTTTTCTCCAGTGAATATTGTGTCATAGAAAACGTACAAGTTGATTATGGCGGACAAAATAAAATGGTATTCTTTAGTCCAGAGGGCGCTAGTGGCGGCAAGTACTATCCATCAGAAGTTACATTGAACATCAGTTTAAGAGAAACATCATTGCCGACAGATGGTGCAGTCTATACAGACCACAATAACTCAACAAGAACAATTTTCTAATATGAGCATATTCACATACTACCCTAAAATTGCATATAAAGTCGATGATTACAATTTCTTAAAAGCAATTGACATTAACGTAGTCACTAAGCTAAAAGACTTTCTCACGCAATATAGAGGAATCTCATATCAGCCATATGTGGTTGCTGATGGAGAAAGTCCTGACTTTATTTCATATAAATTCTATGAAGATCCAGGATACGACTGGATTATTATGTTGACTAACAATGTGCATAGCATCTATGACGATTGGCCAAGAAACTCTGAGACATTTAAAGAATACATCATATACAAGTATGGCAGTCTAGAAAACGCAATGTCAACAACAAAGAATTACTACGATGCTGACAGAAATATAATTGATGTGCAAGAATATACAAGTTTGCCATCAAACAGAAGAAGTTTAGAGACTGTCTATGAATACGAATTGCAGTTGAATATAAACAAGTCTAGAATTAAAATTTTAAATAGAAGTGCAATCAACGCAGTCGAATCTGGCTTGAGATCAATTCTAAGCAAACCAATCATATAAGATATGGCAACCACACAATATTATAATTTACCTAATCCGTTTGGAAGAACTTCGGATGATGTGGGATTTGAAACCGCCAATTTAACGCTGAACACGGAAGACACCGTTCGTAGGAATATCGGTGGCACTTTTGTTATCAACGAAATTTCAATCATAACAAGACAGAATTTGAAAATCTCATTACTTGAAGCATTTGAAAGTTTAGAGATAGATGAAAATGTGTTTTCGTCTTGCGTTATTGGTGCAGTTATACTTACCGACATTGGCGGTGGTATTGAAAAGTTTCAGCTACAAGGCGGTGAACGACTTGTTATCAAATTATCTAAGCCAATTACGAATGAGATATTGCTTTGGCGTGAAGACTTCATTATCAATAAGATTGGCGCACACACAGTCAATATGGAAACTGTTGGTGCAAGATATGCGTTATATTTTTCATCTAGAAGTTTCGTGAACTCGATGAAGAAGAATTTGTTTAAAAGCTACAAAAACATATCACTTGCAGATGTAGTTAAATCTATGTTTAGCGAAATGTCAAAAAATGATTTGATGATAGAAGACCCGAGAATAACGTTAACAACACCGTTCATATCAACGGGCTTAATGCCACACAAAGCAATCGAAGCGATGGCACAGAGAGCATGTTCAAACTCTAAATTCTACTTATTCTTTGAAAGATTTTTTCCAGTTATCGGCACGTATGCGGATGGAAAAGCATTTGCGGCATCACACTTCTTTGGTAGTTACGACAAACTAGTTGAAGATTCAACTAATTACGGTGTTCATAATATATTCTTTGACCCAAATCAAGATGCTAAAATTGAGCCAAACTATATTCGTGCCGCAAGATTCACCAAGAAAGATAACTTCAATCACTTAGAATTGATGTTGTTTGGTCACTACAATACAACGATAACTTCTCTTGATCCAATCAAAAGAAATCACACAGTAAGCAATGTCGGTTACTCAAAAGAAAACAATTCAACTAAAGATTTTTATCCAAATAAATTGTTAGACAGAAATAACATTTTCAACACGTACAATACGAATGAAAATGAAATTCAAGGAAAAAAACTAATCTTTTCTTCTCCATACTTGAACGACACTGTTCAGCGCAGTAACTGGCTAGAGACTAACATCTTCGGCAGTCTGTCTAAGAACATGTTTAAGATTGAAGTTGATATTCAAGGCGCAACAAACAACATTGGCGCTGGACATGTGGTGAATTTTATTACACCAAGCGGATTAGAAAAGAAATTGATTCCTGGCAAATCAAATATCATACCCGATGATTATCACTCTGGCAGATATTTTGTATTTGGTGTCAAGCACAGCATCACATTGTCAACGTACATTAAGAAATTAGAATTGTCTAGAGGTTCGCTTCCGATGGATTTCAATAAGAACGATTTGACAGAAAAAGATTTATCAGAGTTACAATACTTCTAAGAGAGATATTTCAAATGAGTTTAAATATTAAATTTTCAGAATTCTTGGATTTGAAAGACTATAAAGCACACCAGCTTATAGAAAAACAAATCTTATATAACAACGGTGCAAAGTACGGACAGATTGTTTTTCTGGCTGGTGGCGCAGGCTCTGGTAAAGGCTTTGCTGTTCAGCATTTTATGCAAGGTTCTGACTTTAAAATTCGTGACGTTGACGAATTGAAGATTGCATTTCAAAAGTTAGATGCACTTGGTAAATTTACGACTCAAGACTTGCTTGATAAGTACGGCGACAAAATTTCTGAGAGAGACAAAGACCTTATCAAAAAAGAATTAATTGATAAGAAATTGAGAATGAATCAATTGGATTTGAGAACTCCAACACATGTCTACATTTTACACGTTCTCGTTCGTGCGACTGACGTAAAAAACAAAACACTAGACTTAATGCTCACTGGCGCTGAAAAGGGTCAATTGCCAAATCTTATTTTCGACAGCACGTTTAAAGAAGTTGAAGACATGACAAGTGTTTTACCAAAACTGTTTGAAGCTGGATATGAACCAAAGAACATTCATGTATCTTGGGTTCTGACTAATTATCAGATTGCAATCAAAAATAACAAATCAAGAACAAGGGTTGTGCCAGAAGATATTTTACTTGCTACTCATGCGGGTGCGGCACAGACTGTATATAACTTAGTGACAAATGCAATGCCACCAACTGTTCAAGGCGGCATTTACGTCATTCTAAATAACCCAGAGAATACAATTTATATTGTTGATCCAAAAACAGGTAAAGCATATAAAGATAAGAAAGGTAATCCTGTCATTAAAGACTTTAAGTATTTGACACTTAAAGAGCCAGGAAAATCAGCTAAAAAAGAACTCGATGTGAAAAAACAATTACTTACTTGGATCAAAGACAATGTTCCTCCCGGCGCAGTAGACACCTCAGAATTAGATAGACTATGAAAAATTTTATTGGACATGACGGCTTTATTTGGTGGATTGGTATTGTTGAAGATATCAACGATCCTCTCACACTGGGCAGATGTAAGGTCAGATGTTTTGGATATCATCCAGCAAAGAAAACGAATTTGGTTCCGACTGAAGATTTGCCTTGGGCGTTATCTATTCATCCATTGAATACACCGAATTTGTATGGTGCACCAAAATTAGGTGATTGGGTCTTTGGTTTCTTTTTAGATTCAATGTCGGCACAAGAGCCAGCAATTTTAGGCTATTTACCTGCAATACCAGAGAAAGCGTTAGAATATTTTGGCACAGAATCAAACGCAATAAGAAACTTTGCAAGCGTTACGAATAAAAATGATATTGTGTGGCAAACGGCAAACAACGTTACGATTGACTCTGACGATGTAATAAAGCTACAATCAAATACCATTAACATCAGTAGCAATAATAATCTTACATTACATGGCAATACAAATTTAACTTTATCCGATAGTGTTTACAGTACGACACTTACAGAATTGATTATGAGAATAGAAGCAATCGAAGAAAAGAATACACTACAGGATGTTGCAATTGCTGTAGCAGAAACACTACCTGTACCTAGTACTTAAAATCATAGTCTACACAGACAGTGTAACACTATGTCAAGCAAATGTCAATACTTTATAAGGAAATAATTATGACAAATCATGAAAATTTAGTTAACTTATTTGATTCATATCTCGCGGAGAATGATAAATTTGAGAACAAGAACAACAAATCAGCAGGAACAAGAGCCAGAAAAGCGTTAGCTGAATTCACAAAGGTAGCAAAAGAGCGAAGAAAAGAGATTCAGGACTCTAAAACGGTAGAACAAACAACATAAATAAAAGAAAAAAATGGCAGAAATCGCATTCTTCAAAGACTTATCTTTAGACTTCACTCCACATCCGGTGAGTGGAGACATTCGACCGATCATAAATGAAACGGCAATCAAAAGATCATTGATGAACTTAATTCGAACAAAGAAAGGCACAAGACCTTTCAATCCCGAGTATGGATGTGATATCAGCAATTACTTGTTTAGCTACGAACCAGGCTTTACTGAGTATAACTTAGAAAAAGAAATAATAGATGCAATCACTAAACATGAGCCTAGAGTTTCTGTCAATGAAGTTGATATCAAATTCGAAGAAAATGGAATTGAACTGAATATACAATATATTATAAAAAACATCAATAGGGCCGGTTCTTTATCAACATCGTTAACGAGGGCGGCATAATGGCCATAGACAATAATTTAAGAGTAGATGAACTTAACTTTGAAGGTATTAAAAATAACTTCAAAAGATACTTACAAGCACAAGATCAATTCAGAGATTACAACTTTGACGGTGCTGGTATTTCGGTTCTTCTAGATATGTTGGCATATAACACATACTACAATTCGTTCTACTTAAACATGGTAGCGTCTGAAGCGTTTCTTTCGACTGCACAAAAAAGAAATTCAGTTGTTAACTTAGCAAATTCGTTGAACTATGTTCCACGTTCAACATCATCTGCATCTATCACAGGCACATTGTCACTCACGGTTTCTGGTGCACCAGCGAGTATTACTATTCCAGAGTACACAGAATTCAATGGTGCAATTGATGGAGTTGCGTATAAATTTCTAAACGTCAATTCAAAAACCATCTTCTCAAATGCTGGTGTATTCTCAGACACTATCACACTCAAAGAGGGTACACTCATTACGACACGTTATACTGTTGTGTCTGCTGATCCTGATCAAAGATTTTTGATTCCAAATTCTAGAGTAGACACTACAACATTAAGCGTAACTGTTTTGAACTCTGCCGTAGACAGTACGACAAGAACATTTACACCATCAGAAAATTTAGTTGAACTTGATTCAACATCTTTAGTGTATTTTTTACAAGAAACTGAAGATGGATTGTACGAATTAAAATTTGGTGATGACACTTTCGGCACAGCACTCAGCAATGGAAACATTCTAGTCATTCGATATCTAGTGTCTAATGGCGCACTTGCAAATGACATTAATGTATTGACTTATTCAGATACAATCGCAAACGTTACTGCGGCAACGTTTACCGCAGCCAGTCCAGCATCTGGTGGTTCAGCTAGAGAATCTGTGGCACAAATCAAATTCAATGCGCCAAAAGCGTATGAAGCGCAAAATCGTGCAGTTACCGCTGAAGACTACAGAGCATTACTGTTAGCACAGCCGACTGTTGACTCGGTTGTTGTGTGGGGTGGCGAAGATAACGATCCACCTACATTCGGAAAAGTTTTCATTGCAATCAAACCAACAACAGGTTCTGTGTTAACTGCAACAGAAAAATTGAACTTAATATCTTCTGTGATTAATCCTAAGAAAATTCTAACAGTGCAGACTGAAATTGTTGATCCAGAGTTTTTATACGTTACTGTATCAAGTGTGGTAAACTACGATGCAAAAAAGACTTCACTGTCAGCAGACACGATTTCAAATTTAATTGTAGACACTATAAAAAACTATAACACGACAGAAATCAATACGTTTGGTACTTACTTCAGATATTCAAAGCTATCAAGACTGATTGACCTTTCAGAGCGTTCTATATTGAGTAACGTATTGACTGCACAAATGAGAAAAGAACTTGCCGTTCAATTGGGTATTGGCACACGTTATGAAATCAATTTCTCTAATGCAATTGACAATGCAACAAACAATAGATCATCAACGCATCCTAATGGTGTAGGTAATAAACTATCATCAAATGCTTTTACGTTTGGTGGTTTTGCAAACTGTTTCCTAGAAGACAACAACGGCATTATTCGTATCTATCGTGTTTTAGGTATCGAAAATATTCCTGTTTCTGTTAACGCAGGAACTATCAACTACGAAACTGGTAAAGTTATTCTAACAAACTTTGCACCAACTGCATTCAATGATGGAAGTAACACATTGAAGCTAACCGCATTTCCACAAAACAAAGACATTCTTCCGTTAAGAGGTCAAATCATCTCTATTCGTGATGAAGACATTTCAGTCAGTGTAGTTGACGATAACTCAATCAGCTTAGTCAATAGATATAGCGTATAAAAATGTTAGATTCTAAGTTCAAGCCATCATTTGGCATAGACACAATACTTTCGGGCGACATGGCCGCCGAGTCCGATAAGTTCTTGTTGTTTATGAAAGCATACTATGAATGGATGCAAACAACCAAAATAGAGATAACAAGCACAGTCGGAACATTCGTTCGTGGCGAAACTATTATTTCTGCGAGTGGCGCAACAGCGGTTGTTAAAGAAGTTGTTGTTGGTGGCGAATTGATTGTACAAGTTGATACTAGAGCGCCATTTAACTTGCTTGAGACTGTAACTGGACAAACGTCTGGCGCAACTGCAATCGTAACTGTCGTTCGAGATAACGTTGTACGTAAGACGGGTAAAATATTAGACTATCGCAA